TACTCTTTTGGCGTGTCCGACCCACTTGGGATTTTCGGTTCACCCGGAGCGTAAAACGCTGCATGAGAAGGGGCACATTGTTGCCCCTTTTCTTTTTCTACTGTATAAGTAGATTATCCCTGACAGGCGCATACTGTGCCTGACACAACCCACGACAGGAGATACACATGGGTACTACAACCTTCTCTGGTGCTATTCGTTCAGAAAGCACGGTTAAAACCATCAGTAAGAACGCCACGTCAGGCACAATTACAGAGGTGGTAACGCTTGGTGACGGGCCTGTTAGCCTTGCCGATAGCAATGTAACGCTTACTAACGCAACTCATAGCGGAAGAGTCCTACTTGTTCCAGACGGTGGTCAAGATAATACTTATACGCTTCCGGCTCCTATTGCTGGATCTGTTTTTAAGTTTGTTTACGCTGGTGGCGCTGCTGATGCTACGGACGCGCTTATTGTTACTCCCGGCAACACTAATTTTTATATTGGTGGTGTTACTTTCTTAGATACGGACGGTAACGAAGTTAGTTCAGTATTCTCTGATGGAAACTCCAACAGCAGCATACAGTTGAACGTGCCTGCTGGATTTGAAGTGACCATTATTGGCCTTAACACCACCAACTATCAGATCTTTGGAAATGTAACGAGCACAACCGCTCCTGCATTCGCTGACCAGTAATAGGAGGTAGTTATGGCTGATGCTGTAACCTCACAGACTCTGATTGATGGCCCGACGCATACGGTGATGAAGCTCACCAACGTGTCAGATGGCACTGGCGAGTCCGCTGTTACTAAAGTTGACGTTAGTGCTCTACAGCCTAACCAGAACGGAATAGCCTGTACGGGCGTAAAAATAGAACGTATCTGGTGGCAGTGTATTGGCATGAAAGTGCAGATACTGTTCGATGCTAGCACTGACCAGTTCTGTATTGAGCTAGGTGAAAACCAAAGCGGTAACCACGATTACACTGTATTCGGCGGTTTAACCAACAATGCAGGGTCTGGTAAAACAGGTGACATCAACTTTACTACGGTAGGGCACACTAGCGCAGATACGTACACAATTATTTTGTACATGCGTAAAGACTTCTAAACGTGCGTAGCTACTACAAAAAGGCATTGCCATGCCCCTCGTTCAAAAAAGGTGGTATGGCGGGCATGTCTGTAAAGAGTGGGGACAAGCGACCCACTAAGTCTGGTGCTGGTATGACAGCAAAAGGCGTTGCTAAATACAGACGGCAAAACCCCGGTAGTAAGCTACAAACCGCAGTAACAGAGAAAAAACCCACTGGAAAGCGTGCAGCACGTAGAAAATCGTTCTGTGCGCGTTCTGCTGGACAAATGAAAAAGTTTCCTAAAGCCGCTAAAGATCCTAATTCTAGGTTAAGGCAGGCAAGGAGAAGATGGAGGTGTTAGTTGGCGTACTTGCAGAGCAACGTACCGTATTTCAAATGCTGGGTAAGGAAAGAATATACCCATAATCACGAGAAGTATCATGGCGAGTTTATTCACGCTATGGCGATTGCAGTAACGACGATGCCAACTAGGTGTTTGAGTTTTCAGGTAATTTTTACTGGAGCTGAAACATATGACGAAGAAGACGAACCCAATGTGCATGGAGGTGCAATGTGGGCACGAATGCCGATCACAGCGTTGGTAGGGGATACCCCGTTAGAGGAGTGGCCCGAACCTATGCCTGTATGGGCAGCACAGCCTTGGGATTGCAGTTCGAGGGATCACGCTGTGTACGTGCTTGATAGAGCCACACCGTGTCCTTGGATGGCTAAGATTGACGGGGAGATGTACCCCGCGAAGTATATGTTCACGGTGGACTATACGAACAACGAGATTGCAGATGACCCTGCACAACACAAGCAGAGTCATGTGATGGAGCTACTGGATGCCGGTGAGTGGACAGGCAATATCATAGCTCTACCAAATAATAGGGTGCGGGTGACACATCCCGCTTGGTTTGAGACGGGAGAAGGCGCACCAGATTTTCGTCCTTCTCAACACATTCACTACAGCAAGTCCGATCTGGACTACACGCTCGACGTGAATCAAGTGTTTGATAATCTGTACGCAGACAAGGAGTAAGTCATGGGGTTATTTGATAGGTTGACTAGGAAAAGACAAGACACCACACCTAAAAGAGCCACTCGTCGTGGTAGAGGGCCGGGGCGTACACGACAAACTCGTGTGGACGATTTGGAGCAGGTAAGGGATAAGAGAAGACCGCAAGGTGTAACGTCACCTATAAAAGACGCTGCGACGCCACAAACGCCACCTACAACTGCACCTCGCCCCCCTAAAGCGGAGGCTCCTGCGAAGCCAACAGCTAAGAAGCCACCACGTCCATTACGCGGCACGGTGACTGGTAAAGGCGGACGTAATGTCGGTGAAGGCCGAGATAAGCGTGCCAATGTAACCCGTGAGCAGTTACAAGAGACGGGCATGACCCTACGGCAGTACCTAAACTTTATGGATCGTGAGGGCAAGCGCCCACCTAAAAAAGCCAAGGGAGGCGGCATGATGAAGTCAAAAATGAAAGCCAAGGGCATGAAAGCTGGTGGCAAGATGAAGGCCAAAGGCTACAAAGCTGGTGGCAAGATGAAAGCCAAAGGCATGAGTGCTGGCGGTAAAATGAAAGCCAAGGGCATGGCTGTTGGTGGCCCACTGAAGAAAGCACCAGAAGGCAATACGGGACTCAAAAAGCTACCAAAGCAAGTCCGCAACAAGATGGGTTACATGGCTAAAGGCGGCATGATGAAGACCAAAGGCTACTCAAAAGGTGGAGCCGCTGGTGGTAAGAAGCAAAAGGTTCGCGGTGCCGGTATCGCTCGTAAGGGTGTACGTCCAGCGAAGATGCGTTAGGAGAAATATATGCCATTACCAGCATTAGGCGCAGTAGCTCAATTTTTAGCATCAAACGGTGCTAGGGCAGCAGCCGCAAAGTTTGGAAAGAAAGCTGTCGAAGCCGCTAAGAAAGAACTTAGTGATCGTGACAAAGCCGTCGGTTCTATGGCCGATAAAGCTAATATCGGCGTCAAGAAAGTACCAAGTCCTCAGTCAATACGCAGACAGCAGGACACTGTGCGTGATAAGCGAGTGGCTAAAGAAGAAGCAAAACGCACACGCAAACCTTTTGAAGAAGAAGTGCCTTTGAAGTTTAAGAAAGGCGGTAAAATTCGTGGTGCCGGTATTGAGCGGAAGGGTCTACGTAAGGCTAAAATGCGATGAGACGCTATTATAAATCAGGCGGTAAGGTGAAGTCGGGCGGCAAGATCTGCCCGAAAGGTAAGGCGTGGGCAAAGCGCACGTTTGATACCTACCCGTCTGCTTATGCGAACATGGCGGCTTCTAAGTATTGCAAAGACCCTAACTACGCTAAGGGTAGCAAGAAGAAGAGTAAGTAATGGGGCAGCTTAAACAGTGGCGGGATCAGCAGTGGGTTCGTATTGGCACCGATGGCAAGATCAAGGGGCCATGCGGCACGTCGAAAGACAAAAAGAACCCTGATCGCTGCCTACCTAAAGCTAAAGCACAGTCACTAAGCCAGTCTGAGCGTGCTACTACGGCACGTAAGAAGAAAAAGGCAGGTGCTAGAGGGCAGCAAGTGGTGTCTAATACCCCCAAAGCCAAGGTTAAAACAGCGAAAGCTGGTGGCCCAATACGCGCAAATCATAAAGGTTGTGGCGCAGTAATGAACAAGCGTAGGAAGAAGACGCTGTACGTACAAGGTAATAGGCCATGACAACATCTGGGACAACAGCATTTGATATGGACTTCACGGAGATCGCTGAAGAAGCGTGGGAACGTGCGGGTCGTGAAATGCGTTCTGGGTATGACTTACGCACCGCCAGACGCTCTATGAACCTGATGACCATTGAGTGGCAGAATCGTGGCATCAATATGTGGACGATTGACGAAGGCACTGTGACGATGGTTAAGGGCACAAGTCAGTATGATTTGCCTGCCGATACCATTGACCTGCTAGAGCAAGTCATACGAACAAACAGTGGGAACACCACCACGCAGTCTGATCTGACCATAAGTCGTATTAGCGTCAGCACATACGCATCCATACCTAACAAGCTAACAGAAGGCAGGCCGATTCAGGTTTACGTAGAACGTCTTAGAGACAATCCTAAGATTAACGTGTGGCCTGTGCCTGACAAAAACGACGAGTACATATTCAAGTATTACCGTATGCGACGTATACAGGACGCGGGTACTGGCGTAGAGACCGCTGATATGAACTTCAGGTTCTTTCCGTGTCTGGTCGCTGGACTGGCGTACTACATATCTATGAAAGAACCAGAGCTTATGGCACGGGTACCTATGCTAAAAGACGCCTACGAAGAGCAGTTTGCCTTGGCGGCTGGTGAAGATAGGGATAAGACCGCTGCACGTTTTGTGCCGCGCATTAGCTATGTCTAATAGGTTTGCATCCACTAAAAGAGCCATTGCTGAATGTGACATTTGTGGGTTTCAGTATAAGCTACGTGAGTTAAAGAATTTAATACGCAAAGGGCGTGATACAAACTTAAAGGCGTGTCCTACCTGTTGGAACCCCGGTCAGCCGCAGCTAAAGCTAGGTGAGTTTCCAGTAGACGACCCGCAAGCCATACGCGACCCAAGACCTGATAGGAGTTTAGGGGTAGCAGGAGCTAATAGCAGTAGGCAGATACAGTGGGGATGGAACCCTGTAGGCGCAGGTGATGACCCTTTTGGGCTAACTCCTAACGACTTAGTAGCAACAGGGCAAGTCGGAACAGTAACAGTGACAACAACTTAGAGAATAGCTATGAAAAAAGATAGTAAAATCAAAGAAGTAAAAGATGCACCTAAGCCTGATATGAAGGGCGTTAAGACCACTGGAATCAAAGTTCGTGGTACAGGCGCTGCTACAAAAGGACTTATGGCTCGCGGCCCTATGGCGTAAAACATGAACTATACCGAGCTAAAAACAAATATTGAGGACATTTGTGAGCTTACGTTCACAGATGACCAGCTCGCTATGTTCACGAAACAGGCGGAACAGAAGATATACAATGCTGTGCAGATACCCGCACTGCGTAAAAATGTTACTGGCACCATGACATCCAGTAACGTGTATTTGTCAGTTCCTACTGATTTTTTGTACGTATACAGCCTAGCAGTCATAGATGGTAGTGGTAACTACACGTTCCTACTAAACAAGGATGTTAATTTCATACGCGAGGCGTACTCCACCAGCACATCAACGGGACTGCCTAAGCATTACGCTATATTCAACGACGATGCTTTTATTCTTGGGCCTACGCCTGACAGCAACTACTCAACAGAGCTTCATTACGGCTACTACCCTGAGTCCATCGTTACCGCTAGCACCACCTATCTTGGCGATGAGTTTGACTCTGCGCTACTAAACGGTGCCCTAGTAGAAGCTATACGATTTATGAAGGGTGAGCCTGATATGATTGCGCTTTACGATAAGATGTACGTATCAGCTATGTCACTACTCAAGGTACTGGGTGACGGTAAGCTACGCTCTGACACGTATCGTTCTGGGCAAGCTAGGCTAACGGTGCAGTAAGAAGTTATATGTTGTTACAAACCCCGCAAATAGAAGTAGGTAATGTTTTCGTCGCCACTACAGAAAACAAAGGGCATGACCCTGAGTTCTGGGCGCAAGCTGCCGCAGGTAGGATCGTTAGCGTAGGTAGCAGTTGCCACCCCGTGATAGCGCAACAAGCGGAAGCGTTCAAGGAAGCAGTCAGAGCCACGGCTTTGCACTACATAAAAGAAGCAATAAAGAGCGATAGGACAACACTTATTGCAGAACTAGAACGTCAAGGTCATAAAGACATGGCAGACATAATTAGGAGTCTATAATGGCTATATCTACAGCTATGTGCAC